GCAGCGCCGACTACGTTCTGCGGCGCGCGAAGCTGGTTCAGACCACCGACGTCGAGGCCGGCGAGGATGGCTGAGCAGGAGTCGGAGATCGTCGTCGAGTTCAAGGCGAATCCGATCCAGAAGCGGTTCATCGAGTCGCGCCCCAAGATCGACCGCACGCAAGAGGCCGACATTTTCAACAGTCGGCTCGGCGAGGGCAAGAGCACCGCCCTCGTTATGTGCCCGCTCTATCACACGATGCAGATGCCAGACGTACCCGGTGGCTGCACCTGGGCGATCGTGCGCGACACGTTCGAGAATCTCCAGAAGAGCACGATGAAAGAGTTCTTCCGGTGGTTCCCGGACGGTGTCGCGGGCACGTACCACGCCGGCAAAAAGGAATGGACCTGGGGCCTCGAGGGCGTGCGCGGAACGGTGATCTTCGTCGGGATGGACGACAAGGCCGACGCGATCAAGGTGCAATCCATCCCGCTCGCCGGCTTCTGCATCGACGAGGTCTCGCCGATGGCGGGCGGCGCCGGCGTCGACCGAGCAGTCTTCACGACGCTCATGTCGCGGCTGCGGCAGCCCGGGTGCCGCTACTACGTCGGGAAGCTCGCGCAAAACAACCCGGACGAGAGCCATTGGAGCTATAAGGAGTTCATCGACCCGGGCGGGCCTGGCCGCAACAACTTCCAGACCGCGGAGCCCGAGAACCTCGCTCACCTGCCGCCCACGTACTATGACGATGTCGCTCGGCTGTACGTGGGGCAGCAGGACAAGCTCAACCGCTTCCTGCGAGGCAAGTTCGGCCACGTTCAGGAAGGTATGCCGGTGACACCGGGCTGGAACGACTCGAGCCACCTCGCGAGCCGCCTGCTACCGATCAAGCGGACCCCGCTGCATTTGCTCTGGGACTTCGGGGGAACGCCGTGCTGCATCTTCACGCAGGTCTCACCGCTCGGGCACTGGAACATTCTCGACGCCTTCATCCTCGAGAACGCGGGCGTCGTCCAGCTGATTCACGATCTCGTGAAGCCGCGCCTGATCGAGCGCTACCCCGGGTTCTATTGGGACCACACTGGCGATCCGGCGGGAGTGTCGAAGGAACCGTCAGACTCGCGGAACAGCGCGGTGAAGGCGATCAAGGATCTGCTCGGCGGGATCTGGCGGCCTGGCCCGGTGACGATCGACGCGCGGACGTTGCCGCTGAACGCCGTACTCGGCCGCCTGCTCGGCGACGGGCTCGGCGTCGTGCAGGTCGATCGCGACAGCGCAAAGCCGGTCTGGCACGCGCTGCGCGGTGGCTGGCACTACGATGTTCACCACGGCGGCGTGCGAGCTCCGCTGCCGAAGAAGGACATCCACTCGCACCCCGGCGACTGCATGGGCTACGGTGCCGCCATGCTCTTCCCGCAGGGTCGTCCGCGCGGAACGAAGCCCGAGAGGCCGGCGCTGCAGCCGAAGGTCGCGACGTTCTTCCGCGGTCACGGCAGCGTGATCCTCTCGAAGCTCCCGAAGCACGGCGATCCGATCGAGACGATCCCGACGCGGAGGCTCCCGTGAGCAGCTACCCCGAACCCGCTGGCGTCGAAGAGGAGAAGATCGACGGCCTTCCGAAGTGGAAGGTCGAGGGAGACCTGCGGACGCTCGAGGAGTACGGCGAGCTCTGCAAGGACAAGAAGCGCCTGCGCGCCGTGAAGAAGCTCGCGAAGGAAAAGGTCGCGAGCCTCGAGAAGTTCACGCGCGGCCCCGGCGGCTTCGGGGCGATGGGCTGATCCGTGGCCGCGCCCGTGCTCGAGATGGCCTATCCGCCCGGCCCGTCTCCCGCTGAGGCGAGCGGAGATCGGACGTTCTTCGACGGCCAGATCGGCGAGCATGATCTCCGGCAGATCCTGCTCGGCTACCTCGAGGAAGGCCGCGCCGGCCGCAACAGCGGCACGAACCCGCGTGACGACGTCTGGCGAAACAACGTCGAGCAGTTCTGGAGCCGTTACGACTTCGCCGACAAGGCGCCCTGGCAGGCCCGTGAGGTCATGCCGCAGGTGCAGAATTCGTGCGAGCGCTTCTCGTCGACGCTGCGCAGCGCGCTGAAGGCCGCTGGCGAGTTCTACGAGCCGAAGGATCCGTCCGATCCGAACGGTACGCTGACGCCGATCATCCGCAAGGTGCTCGACTTCTATCTCGATCGCTGCGGCAAGAATTCCTCGGGTCACAACGTCGGGTTCGATCACGTCTTCGGCCAGATCATGCTAGGCGGAACGCTGAAAGCCAACTGCGCGAGCGTCACCTGGGACCACAAGCGCAGGATGCTCTCGATCGAGGCGGTCGATCCGTCCGAGGTCTGGCTCGATCCGACTGGCCGCAACCTCTATCGGATCCGGGAGCGCAAGCAAGATTTCCACCAGCTGCGGAAGCTGAAGGCGCTGAAGGACTCGAAGGGAAAGCCGATTTATCACGCACCCGCACTCGAGCGGCTGCGCTTCCTCGGCGGATCCCGGGCGTCGACCGACGACATCGCCCACGACAAGGACCGCATGAGCGGTGGCGCGCACGAGATTTCCAGCGCGCGTCGCCCGGTGCGGCTGCACGAGTTCGTCTGCGACATCGTCAACGCCGACGGCGAGCTCCTGGCCGAGAACCAGCTCGTTACGATGGCGAACGAGACGGAGATCATCCGTGGGCCGGAGCCGAATCCGTTCTGGCACAAGAAGGATTGGGTCGTCTTCGCGCCGATGCTCGATCTTCCGTGGACCGTGTACGGCAAGACCTACGTCGAGTCGTTCGCGCAGCTCGCGTCTACCTTCACCGAGCTGACGAACCTGCTGCTCGACGGGATCCGCACGACGACCATGAAGGCGTTCATGGTCTACCCCGAGGCGCTGCAGGACCCGACACAGCTGAATGACGGAGTTTCTCCCAACAAGGTGTTCATCGGAAACTCGGAGGATTGGGACCCGTCCAAGCCGTTCATCCAAGAGGTCGACCTTGGCAGCCTCTCTCGTGAGTCGTTCGTTATGTGGGAGGGGATCAAGAACCAGCTGATGGAGGCCGCGAGCGAGAACGAGATCGCGCTCGGACAGCTCGCGCCGAAGAGCGGGACGACGGCCTTCGAGATCGGCAAGGCCGACGAGGGCAGCAACTCGATCATGTCGAATATCGCGACTGACGTGGAGTCGACGACGATCAGCCCGATCCTCGAGCTCGCCTGGATGACGATCCTTCAGCACATGGATCCCGATGCGGATCCCGAGCTCGCGGCGCTGCTCGGACCCGATTGGAGTCAGGTCTTCAAGCTCCGCCGGAAGGAGCTGCGAGACGCCAACTTCCAGATCCACGTGAGCGGGATCACCGGGCTGATGAAGCGCGGGCAGGTGGCACGCGCGCTGCTCGGGGCGCTGAACGTGATCGGCTCGAACCAGCTGCTCGTGCAGGCGTTCCAGCAACAGCATTCGCTGCCGAAGGTGATCGCGCAGATCCTGCGCGGCGCCGGCATCGACCCGAGCACGCTGAAGCCCGACCCCGGTGAGCAGCCGATCATGCTGCCGCAGCAAGGGGCGCCGGCGACGGATCTTGCCGACACCGATCCGGCCGCGCCGGGTCCGATCCCGGTGGCCGCCTGATGGAAGGCGGGCACCCGGACGAGAACCAGAAGCGGGCGATCCAGGCGGGCATCGAGGCGGAGCGGCTCTTCAAAGAGTACGCGCCCGAGTTCCTGGCGGTCCTCAAGAGCGTCTGGCTCGAGATGAAACGGCACCGGGCATCGAACGGCGGCATCCTCGCGCCCGAGCTCGCGGTGCAGCTCTGGTACAAGGTGGACGCCGAATTCGAGCTCGAGCGCCGGTTCACGAAGAAGGTCGAGCAGGGCGCTGTGGCCGCCACCAAGGCTGCCGCTTCTGCGCATCCGAAGTAGGCGCCTCACTCGGAGGCGTGCATCCCGGTATTGCGGTGGCTCTTCCCCAGGGCTATGCGTGTGATCCATGTCAGCACCGGCCGGGCCCGCAGGACCGAACGCCCAGGACGCGGACTTCCAGGCTTGGCTCCAAGGCGGCCGGGATGCGGGCCCGCAGCTCCGCCCGGCCCCGGCTCCCGATCCGTATGCGGGCGGTGCGCAGCGCGAAGAGCTACCGGCCGGAGTCGACCCCGAGGT